TCTTACTAAAGTATACAGGCCATGCTGATTCTGGAGCGTTGTAAATGTAATCAGCGTATATTGCGCCAGTTGAATTTGAGTATAGCTTGTCGCCATAGATAGTGTAATTAACTTGAGGATTAATCTTGATAAGAAACAATAGGTCAGCAGGAAGTTGGTAGATAGACTGCCACTCAGTGCCTACTGGAGTTTCTGTTGTTAAATCTAGCTGTGCTTTCTTTTTAGCAAAGCCCCAGCGGTATTTAGTTAATTCGTTTTGTACGATGTTGTCATACAGATTGTTAGCAACAGTTTGAGCGCGTGAGTTGCCGACTAAAGTTGTAATAGGCAAATCCCCAATTAAAATTAACGCATTAGATATTAACTTAATCTTTTCTGCCATAACATTACCTTGCTTAATTTATTTTTTGGTTGTTCTTTTCTTTTCGTTAGCTTGCGCTATTTTTTGTTTACGCGCTCTTTCTTTATTTAAAAAATCGTTTAAACTTTCTTGATTTTGATATTCTGTTATTAATTTTGCATAAAGTTTTGTGTCTTTGTTTTTCCGCGCTTGCGAAATCATTCTTACCGTTACACGGCCTGCCGCCCTTTGCTCTTTTTCTAAAGACGCTCTACGTTTATTTTTTTGAGCCGCTTTTAATCTTACGCGAAGTTGTTCTTTTTGTTGCTGTTTTATATCAGACATAAAACCCTCTTTAAGAAAGGGGGGACGAACCCCCCAGACGTTTTACTTTGTTACTTACGCTGTTACTGTAGTACCACCAGCCGCAGTAATGCTTGTAGCGGTTTGGGTCTTAATGTAAGTAATAGTTACTACTGGAGCAGTTGGAGTAGTAGTATCTTTGCAGATGATTAAATCACCAATGTTAAACTCATTGATAGCATCAAGAAAGTAATCTGCGTTATCAACAACTGTTTTAGCATCAGCAGAAGTATACTGCCAAGTGCTTCCACCTGTTCCTGAACCGCCAATGCGGCATAAACCTGATCTTGCAAAAGCCATGATATTTCCCCTTATACGTTATCTTTGTATTCAACTTTAACGACACCACTTGAGTCACGGACAACAGAGCCAGCTTTCAAACAGCCGTTGCTCAACCATGAAGTACGGTCTGCAATCCAATCAACAGAAGTCTTCATGTCCATGCCAATAGCAAGACCAACAGCGTCGCGCGCGAAGAAGAATGAGTCAACAGTGTTACTAGTAACAGTCAAACCACCTTCAGAACGATCATCAAGAACAACAATGTTGAAACCTTGCAAAGTGTTAATGTCACCACTTACAAGAGCCTTAACTGTTTGATAATCAGAAGAAGTAGCTTTCTCATCTTTGAGAAGCCCACCAAGTCCAGCGGCATTGATTGCACCAGTAAGACCTTCGTTTGGTACACCAGCGGCACGTAGGTTTACGTGAGCTTCAGTCAGCTTAGCCATAGTTAAAGCCGCAGAACCGTGAGCAACAGTAGAACCACTGCTTGCATTCATTGCGTCAATTACTAGTTGGTCAGAACGACGACCAAGAGCACCAGCGATAGTGCTTGCTAGTTCTTGCTTCTCGTCAAAGTTTACTTCAGTTGCGTCAAAAATATCAGTGTACTCTGGAGCATTCCAGTTTTGCAAAGTAGCAATAGCGAAATCATAAGTTACGTCCATAGGAGTGACTAGATCAGAAGTAGACTTCTGGTTAGCTAGACCTTTACCCATGTTACGGAATTTATAAGTGTCACCAACTACATTGTTACGAACAGTTACGAAAGGCTTGAGAAGCCCTTTTGTTGCATAAGCGTGTTTTACCATGCTATCGAATTCAATCGACGCTACGGCAGATAGATTCTTACTCATAATAGTTTCCTCGAAAAAGAGTAATTAAAAAAGTTTTTCAAGGTTTAAGCTGAGTACCCAGTAAAATTGGTCAGCATTCAACCTAAAATTACTGGGCCTTGGTGAAAAGGGTATCCAGTGTCTTGATTATACACCTTTTACCCTGTATTAATCAATTATTGAGAACCACCCCACGCTTCCATCATTCTCTGAATCTTGCGCTCATGGTCAATATTGGTACTTCTAAGGAGATTTCCTTGCTCATCTTTCTTAAACATTTCTGTTTCAATAGCATCCCAAGACAGACCTTCTGGGTTGTTGCCTCCCTCCATTGGAAGTTTAGCAGGAGCAGTTGCTTGTACTAACATCTCTACCAGTGCAATGGTATCAGCAGTAGTCACTAGACCTCTGGCTTCTTCATAAGTCTCCGCATCTAGGTTGTTTTTCATAAACCCTTCAACAGTCTTAATTCTTTCCTGAGCGTTATCGCCTAGCTTAGACAACTCTTCTTCTTGATCTACAGCTTGTGCGGCATAGTCTTGGGCAGATAACAATTCCCATGCTTCTCCGAATGCATCAGCACTCATATTAGTCTTAGTAGCAAATGCCTCTAACTCTTGATACAAGGCATCGTCATTCTCAATTCCTTCTGGGGGTGTGTAACCATCTTTAGGCGCACCCTTGAATCCTCCAAACTTTTTAGACAATTCAGCATAACCTTTAGCTTGATCTGCTACAGATTTATACTTTGTGTCTAACCATTCAGGGACTTCTCCCGTTCCTTTGATACCTTCAGTTAAATAATATTCCCCTTCTGCAAGGGTAGGTTCAGAACTATCTAGCAAGGTATCGCTTTGTTCAGCGGCTTGTTCTTCTGACATAATGTAATCCTTAAATTATTTCGGCTTGCTTCATTTGATTGATTAAAAACTTAACTACACCAGCCTCACCGTTATGGTAAGCAGATTCGTAATTAATGTTTTCTGAGCCAAAAGGAGTATCATTATCATAGACAAACCTTCTGGTCAGGTCTGCTAAGATACGCGCTCCATCGTCAGTTGTAAAGACCCTATGATATGCCTTGGCAAGATCAGCCGCATTCTGTCTACGTATTCCTGCTTGTTTTTTAGCAACTTCTGGATCAGCAAGTTGATCAATATTTGACCAACTCATTGAACAGGCATCGGTGGTTGTGATGTTTTCATGCCAGCTTGAGCCGCTTGTGCGCCAGCCTGAATAACCTGTGCTTTCTCAGTAGGTGTTCTTACTAACTCAGCAGGCATTCCTGTCTTAGACGCTACCCATGTGCCAAAGTCTTCCTGCTTAAAGCCAATCTTAGCCTGATCTGGCCCAGCATTCTGTAGGACGAACTGTACAGCTTGTTGAACATTGATAATATCTTCAGCGTCTTGCGCTCTAGCTAAGGGCGATAGGAACTTAATCTCGATATCACGACCATCTAACTGTAATGGCTGTAAGATACCTCTACGAGTTAGGATGTAAACAACACGCTTAAGGATAGGAACAAGCACTTCTGTTTGTAATCGACCAAACGCACTACCGATTCTCTTAGCTAATTCTCTTGACTCAATAGCTACCTCTGTCGCAGAACGCACAGCACCAGTAGGATCACGCAGATCGTTAAACAAAGCGCGTTTAATAGAGACTTGTAAGTCCTGCATTTCAAATTGCGCCAATGCAAGGTTAGCCCCTGTGTCTAATCTCTGGATAGAAGGGTTAGATGAGTTGTTAGAACCAACTGGAATAACAACCCCTGGACTTATAACTATATTGTAGGGGTTAGTCACGCCATCATCAGTAGCGGTGTACATACCTGATAAGTCGATAGCGGCTTTCTGTAAAACAAACTCTTTTACTTTGTTTAAAGAGCGTACATCAGGTAAAGCCTGTACAGCAGGGCCACGACCACGTATTTCTCCTGCTACTTTAGAGTAACGACCAGTTACCCAAGGGCTAGATTCCCCAAAGTCTTCCATCCAACTAATACGATCTTCGCCTTTAACCCATACACAACCGTAATATTTTTTAGCTTTAGGCATAAATACAACGCCTTCACTAATTTCTACTTCTGCATCTGGTTGAGTTTCCATTAGGGCAATAACACTTTGAGAAGGCTTAAACCCTCTCCACTGTCTTTTTAGATTTCTTGCTTTAACATTGAATCTACGCCAGTGTGTTTCGATAGAACCGTATGGGCCTTCCTCAAACGCAATACCTTTTTGTGGAATAGCGTTGAACACTAATGGCATATCATTGTTGTCAGTCTCATCAATCCGTAGAGTACCTGTACCTACTAAGAGATCAAGAGCGTGTTCAAAGAACTGTGTAGCAAAGTTAGAACGGTTAATGTAATCAAAAACAATATCAGCCTGATTTTCAAGGTTTTGTCTAACTTCTTCTTCAGATACATCAAACTCGCCTGATTCCAATGCCTTTATAACACTGAGAGAAGGAGCAAAGGTTGCCCAGTTACCCCAGATAGGAGCAATGTTTTCTTGTAGCTTACTTGCTCCCTGTTGGATAGCTTCGATTGCAGTGGAGTCAAAGATACGATCCATCTTTTTAGAGCCAGAAACAACAGTATCAAATAGATTTCTGTTAGGTAGAAAATACTCATAGCAGTCATCAAGCAAGTCATGCCATTGCGCCATTTTAGAAAACGCTTGCGACTCTCTTGTTTTTAAGTCTTGTAAAGACCCTAGCTCTTTTGGCAACTTCATCTTATCTTGCCGCCTTTTTATCTATCGTAGGGTTAGTTGCAGTATATCCTGACCCAGAGCGTAGGCCAGCACTTCCTGCTCCTCTAGAGCCACCAACATTACCGCCAAATGAATATCCTCTTGATGCACCAGACTGCCCACTAGCACTAGCACCTTTTGCTAACAAAGACTTAGATCGTGACTTCCCACGAGCTAATGACTTTAGTCGTTTTTCATCTTCTTCCATTTGTTCATCAAGCATTCTACTTTGTCTTTCTACTACAGCTAGTTCTTGAGCAGTAGGTTTTGGAACTTTAGGACTTTTCATTATTCTTCCTCAGATGTTTTAGCAGTTGATAAGGGGTTAGAATGAAAGGATTGTTGATACCTAATATTTGTTTAGTATGTCCGACACAAGTATTCAACATAAATAACGATCTTTTACATTCTTTCGGTACGTAACTTTCCATTATATAGTTACCTTCGATTATACTCTTTTGGTCGGAAACAGTAAATAAATCAAAACTTTTGGCTGATTTTCCGTAAATAATGTAAGAATTTGGTATAGGTTTGATTAAAAAGCAGTGTCGAATGCCTTTTTTTAAGAATTTTGACCACCAATGTTTAGAATCATCCTCAAAAACGATATAAACCTTAGAAGACATTTACTTTAACTTTTGCTGTATGAGTCTTAGAAAAGGTATCAGTACGTCTTAGTGCGGCACGACCCTCGCCTTCACCTTGTAATGCGTACTCCAAGGCTTCAACAGGGTGAGAATATTCGTTCTTATCAGGCTCATCAGTGTACCTTTCCCCTGTAGTCTGGACTCTACGGTAGCAGAAACCACCTTGTAGACCCTTACGGATCATAGATGCTTTAGGTAGGACAATGAATCTAGGCTTACCATCCATGCACATTTCTTTCATAGGGACTTCTAGCGCGGCTCTACGCTTCATAGGATCATTAGACGCAGTAGGTTGACAGGGTATACCTGCGGCTCGCATGATTTGGAACGGTGTTTCAGAGTTAGACTGGTTTTTATTGTTACCAGAGGGATCACCCCATCCTTTAAACGTGTGATCAGGATAGACTTCTTCGATGTATCTTTTAAGACTAGGAGCAAAGTCAACAGCACCAGAGTCAGTTAATACAACCTCATCAAAACAGACCCAACGGCCTATAGAGGTTCTTTGCAGAAAAGCACACGCTGGAGTACGACCAAAATCAAAGCCAAGGACAATAGGTATAGACTTATCAGGCTTAAATTCCATGTGTTGACAGTGGACTGAATCAGTATACATAGGATGTACAGGTTTACCGTTAGATACAAAGCCGTATTCATTGGCTAGATTGACCTTGATCCAATCATCTGTCTTCCCCTGTAGTCCTCTTTTATAATAGCCATCAGGAAGGTTAGTAAGGTTCTCAGCGTTTTTATTAATAATCCAGCTTTCACCATCCTTCAACACCCCTCCTTGTTGTCTGTAGAATGCCCAATCATCAGGTCGTTCTATCTCTGCTAGTTTAAAATACCAATGGTCTTCATCAGGGGCGTTACTATCTCCTATGATTCCATGATGTGTAGGACGCGCACCTTCCTTGTTAGAGGGATATCTACCATGTCTAAGGTCTAACATATCTAAAACAGCCTTAGCGTGTTCCTTAGTCTCGTTTAACCACACCCATGTAGTCTGTATACCTCTAGCTTTCTTAA